GAAGGAAGCACATCTGATTGTTGAGGAATTAAAATAGCTGTTCTTTTACTTTTATTTTGATTATCATTAAATACATAGTCTCTTGAATATTCATCATAGGAAGTTATAACTTCCTGCCAATATCTAAAATATTTTTTAACTACGCCAAGTCCTGTTTCTAAAAAAGTACAAGTAAAACTATCCGGATAAACCAAATCTTTTACAAATTGGTAGCCTCCTGATCTTTGATATTCCTGACCTATTATAGGAATATCATTTATAGCATATAAGTATAATCTAGTTATTGCTAAGTCCATTCCTGCTAGGACAAATGCTTTTGGATCACTAAATAAACTAGGAAATTCTTCAGGATAGATTAATATCTCAAATAAACATTTATGCTGTAGAGTCATCAGAGTTAAAGCTGTTCTATCAACCTCATTAATTACTGCTGCAATATCTACAGCTTTTTTATATTTATTTATAACACTATTAGGAATTAATGCCATTATTCAACCTTCATAACTACATAGATAAATATTACAGTTATTCTTAAGGGATCACCTGATTGATTATCAAAAGTTTGAATTTTAACTGACTTAGGTTTTGCATAGGAAAAACTAATTTTCTTTACCCCTGATTGAGTTCTATCTTCTGCTTGAATTATTACGGTTGAACGAGCCATTGCCTCTGGTAAAGCTGTTCCATTAGTATGGTCATATGACATTTTGGACCAAGCTTCTATATCATCATAAGCTTTCCAATCTTGATTCAATCTAATATCTATTGTAAATTCCTTAGTAGTTTCTTGAAGCATTCCTGTTACAGGTATTTTAAATCCTTTACGAAATATCTCATATACATTTACTACATCTTCTGGAGGATCAAAAGTTTGATCACATCTTAAAGATATATTATTTGCATCACCACCCCCTGGAATACCCTTAGGAAAAATAATTGAAAACTGATTTGCAAGTTGATCATCCCCTAATCCCATAAGTGCATCTACATTTACTGCCATTTATTGTACCTCTTTTAATTTCTAGTTATTATATATTAGTAAAAGGTTAGAGCAAAAGATCAAGTTTCTAACCTTTTACTCTAACAAAGTTTAAGCTATTAAAGAAGATATATCAATTGATTGACCTACTCTAGTAAGTCTTAAAATAACCCACTGAGAGTTTGGTGTAATCTTAACATAAAAATCTAAAATAAATTGTCTGTTATTTAATACTGTATCAGTATTATTTGTAGAGTCACAAACAATTTTAAAATCTCGAATCCAGCCCTTTGATTTAATAGGCTGTACAAATTCTTCGGTCTGTACTTTAGCCATTAATCTATGTAATGCATCATTTATTTTAAATTCTTGTTTTCTTAAAATTTGTTTTGTAATAACATTAACCATATATTTATATACTCTTCTAGTACCAACAAAAGAAGTATCACTATTAGTTACTTGTAATGTTTGATCACCATAAACAAGTAGTCCATAAGAAGGATCAAGTATAATAGGATTGATTTGATTATTATAAAAAGTATCAAGTTCCGCTTGAGTATAATCATTCTCAATTTCTTTTACTACCCAATCACTTAATTGTCCTCCATGATTATTTTCATCTAGCCCTGCTGGGGAAGCTGCATCATATGCATCATCCATGTAAGCAAATTTCTTACCTATTGATCCAATATTTGAAATCCATGCAAAACTATTATTATAATCATCTTGTATTTTTGTCCAGTTGTGATAAAGTCCTACATCATCAGTATCTAAGGCTAATCCTGATCTAAAAGATTTTGCTTGTGAAGGGCTATAACCAAGAGGAACACATGTAATACCCTGACCCTGATTTTGATAGGTAGTTATAATAGTATTTATAGTAGATGCATTAGTTCCATAAATATCCATAAAGATTTTAGCAGGGTATTTATTAGCATACATAAAATTATTCCATGCAGATGTAAAATCACCTGTTAAAGGATCATCTCCACGAGTACCCCCACTAAAAGCAATTATTTCAGAGTCTACGGTATAAGCAGATCCTACAAATTCTGTATTAAGTTTAAATTTTAAATAATCATGTTCATCAAATACATCACTATAAAATAAAGAATTTCCTGAGGCATTCTTTTCATCTATTAAAGAATAATCAATAGTATCCAGTAGGGAATTTCCAGTACTTAATACTTTATAAAGAGTAATAGTAAATTGACTTCCTGAAGTCCATTCAACTGAAGCTGAAAGATCATCAGCATAAGCAGAAGTTGTAAAAAAACTATGTGAGATAGTGCTTGAAGTATCAACTGTATAATGATAAGTAAAGGTTACTGCTTCACTATATTTAGGAATTGATAGTGTTGAAGCTGTTCCATTAGCTGTTAATGATACTCCTGTAGAACTAAATATAGCTATTAAAGCAGAATCACCTGTACCAGGAGCTTCAATAAGAACTTGTCCAGTAGTACTTCCATTTCTTCCTGTAATTGTTAAAAAATTTCCTGATATAGCTGTTGCTATAAATCCAAAAGCTGTATTGATTGAAGAAACAATATCTGCCTGGGAAGTTGTTGCTGATTGACCAAGGTTAACAGTTTTTATTATTGTATCTACAGTAATTGTAATATACTTATCTGTTGCACCAGCACTTAGATCATAATTAGAAGATCCATCTACATTCGTAGTTACTACTGCAAATGCTCCTGCTACTCCAGCAAAAGTTATGGAAAATACTCCTGTTGTTAAATCAACAGTACCAGCAGTTATATCAGTACCACTTAAGGCACCTCCTGTTGCCATTGTGACATCTTTTTCTACTCCACCAACTTTTACACTGAAATCAGATTCATCTGTTATTGGGGTATTTATAATAGTTCCTGAATAAGTTGCTACCACTCCATCCCCTGTCCCTACTGCCTTAACGGCTCCTTTAGAAGTAGAACCATAGGTAAAGGTATCATAAGTTCTACCTACACCAAATCCAGTTACATCCGATAATGATACATCCAATCCACCATAGAGTGAATTTTCCCCTATAGCAGAAACACACCAAAGAGGTGCTCCTTTTGTGAAAGCTATTGCTTCAAATACTCCTTGATTAGAGGCTGAAGGACTTCCTAATTCTCTTAAACAATCTGTCTCTGATTGTAAATACATTGGGATAGATTTACCTTTGGCTGATTTAACAACCATAGCTCCTGTTTCATCTACAAGAGTATTTATAAATCCTGAACGGTCACGTTCTATGACACTCGTACGACTCATATTTTATACCTCATTTTACTTAATTTTTCGGTTGAATTTTATATTATTTATTAGTAAAAATAATAATAAAGTTTTTAATTTTTAGTTTTAATTATCTATATTATAAATGTAAAATAAATTAAATAAGGATAAAGATAAGGATAATGACCATTTACAGTGATGAAGTAAAACTTAAAATGATTGAAACTATAGGAATTCTAGGTAAAGATTTAGCTGACGCCGGAAATAGTACTTGTAGTTTTACCAAAAGAGAAATAGTAAAAAAGATGGATGAACTACTAGTATTAATTAAGGGGTAATATATGAAAACTTTTATAGAAATTGATTCACAGAGCACACTTCAAATTATGACAAGACAAGAGATAATAGATACATGGTCAAAACAATCTGAAGAATATCTAAATAGTTACTGTTGCCCTAAATGTAGAAATATTCTAATCTACAATAAAGAAAAAGATTTTTATATCTGTGATAATGGTATGTGCGAGTTTGATCATATAATAAAGGAGAATAAATAATATGCCAGTAGGAATTAGTTTAGCAATAGCCTTAACATTTTATTATTTTGTATTGCCTTTTATTATTTTTATTACTACATTAATTATAGAATTTATTAATAAGGAGAAAGACAATGAATAGTGATAGTTTTGGATGGGGATTAGTAATAGGAGGGCTTACAGTTTTCCTTGGGTTAATATTTATGATGTTAAATTCTGATGGAATCTATATAAATGGAGAAGATTTAGTGAGGCATGGTTATGCTGAATGGTCAGTTAATAAGGAGTTAAAAATAAAAGATAGGTATAAAAAATATTATGAATTTGGAGGCAAGAAATGATAATTAAAATACTTGTATTTATAGGAATAATACTATATCTATCATTTTTAGATAAAAAATTTAAGGTTAATTTTACCTTTTTCCAGAATGTAATTTATGGTGTTTCTCATATGGTTGCTGGAATTATTTACTGGAATTATTTAATTAAGTAAGGAGATAATATAATGGATGATAAACAGAGAGGGATAATAACATCAGGTGATTCAGACACAATAACAGTAGGAGAAATAGAGACTGTTCTAGATCAAGCTGGTATGACAGTAGTAGAGGCAAAAACTATAGAAAAGTACATGCTTAGTTCTATGCATTATATGGACTTTGAAGATTTTAAAGTAACTAAGCCTAATCAAGATATTGTTAGTCAATTAAGAGCCTTTGATAAAAAGGGCAAAAGGAGAAAGTTCAAGTGAAAAAAGTTTATTGGTTTATATATTTTAATAAAAAAAGTGATCTGAATATATTCTCCCTTCTCTTTATGAGGGTGTTATGTGGTCTAATGATAAGTATATTAGTAGGCTTTGGCTCTGTAAGGTTATTTCACTCTGTCTATGAAGTAACTAATATTATGTGTATTAAAAGTATTTCGATAGTATTTTCTTTGGGTATATCTATATTTGCCTTAGTTCAACTAAGTGGGAAGACCTTTAGAAAAGTAGATACATTCTGGTTATTATTTATACCTGTTTTAAATTTATTATTCCTTAGCTTGAACTTTATAAATGTAGGCTATAATAGTTTTTGTAGAATAACAAGTCACTTTCACAATTCTTACAAAGAGATGGCTGAAAAAGAAATAGAGGATTCATTAAAAGCTGTACTAGCAAATAGTAAGAAGATGAATGAGCATATAAAGAAAGCAGTACAACATGACAAGTCTCAAATAAGTAAGTACACTACTCAAATTCTAGAAGAGTCAATAAAGACCTGTAATATATTAAAGGGGGGTTGTTAATGCTAATACAAGACCAAAAAGAATTTAATAAGTTTTTAGATATAATGCCTGAGCTATCACAAGATGAGGTTTACTTCATCTCACTATCTGCTAGAAATAAATACCTATCTAAGGAAGAAAGGGAATATTATAGCCTTGGACAGACAGAAATGTTTGGGCGAGAGATTGCTCAATCAAAAGAAAAATTAGCTGGTTATGTAATAAGAAAACTAGAAGCAACTTTACAATATAAGACAACAAGAAATGGAAAAGAAATTCCTTCAAAGTCTCTTGTTACTTATGTAAATGTAAACCCTTCTAGTATGGTAAAGGCTTATCTTCAGTTTCAAAATGAAATGAATAGGCAAGTATCTGAAGTGGTACAGGCATTGCAGAAAGGAAAGAATCCTAACTACTCTTTTATAAATATTCAGACAAGGGAGTTATTAAACTGTATTCAAAAATCCCCGGCAAGAAAATACTTTATAGATATTGACTGTGATTCAAAAGATGAAGGAGTATATCAATACTTATTTGATTCTTTTATTGAAAATAGTATAGGATTTAATACTGTTGAAACTCAAGGTGGTTATCACTTTCTTCTATATAGAGATACTTTTCCAGAGAAGTTTAATTTACATCATATAATTTCATCAGCAGATTTTAGATCAACAGAGATTGATTCTAAGGCAGAAGTAATAATAAATGGTAATGCAATGATACCAGTTCCTGGAACTCTACAATCTGACTTTTTAGTAAAATTTAGATTTTAGAAAAAAGATTTTAAATTTAATTTAAAATTATCTATATTATAAGTGTAATTAAATTAAATAAGGATAAATAAAATGAAAGAAAGATTATTTTATATAATAATATTGATGAGTTGGGCTTTTTCAGCAGGGCTTTATCTAGGTAGACATAGGGATACACAAAATATAACATTAGGAATATTCTTAGCTCATGTTATAGCTATAACAATTTATTTATTTTATAAAGGATTTAAAGGATGGTGTGTTAAGGAATGAAAGTATGTACAGAGTGTGGTAAAGATATAATAGTAAGAGTCATGGATGCTCCAGACAATATTTGTTTTAGATGTTTTAGAGCACAACAAAGAAGAGATGCAGTGAATATAAAAAATGTAAAGGAGATATTAGAATGGACAGTTTAAAATTTGGAGATAAAGTAACTTATAATAATGGGACTGAGTGGTTAGTAATATATGTGGAAGAGCATGAAGTAAAAATATGTGATGATGATGGCGAACCTATCGCTTATAGTATGGGAGAAATGAAAAAATTCTTTAAAAGACTTCCTAGAGTATGGGAAACAATAGAAGTTTCTAATAATAAGAATAATTGGAGTGAAGCTGATTTTATACAGTTTACTTTAACGAATTTTGTTCATGTATATCAAGATGATATACAGGAATATTTTACTTATTGGAGACTGATTGATCCAGAAAAAAGTAAAAGAGAAGCAAAAGCAAAAGATAAGGAAGATCAAATAGCTGGAATTATGAGTGAGTTTGATGATATAGATTCATCTGCATATAAGGAACTTGCAGAAATAATCCTAGAGAGGAGAGATAAATGATAGACATAATTTATAGCCTAGCTTTAATCTCAATACTATTTTCTTGCAGTGTTTTATTACTGGCAATTGCATACAGAATATTTAAAGGAGATGATATAGTATGAATATGATAGAG